ATAACTGCAGCTTTTCAAATGGTTACAGGGTTATCTACTTTTATAGTAGGTACCGGATGGGGAGCAGGGCCTTGGGGTAGGGGTGGCTGGGGGTCTGATTATTCTTCTGGTATTGGTGAGCAGTTAATGCTGTGGTCTAATGATAACTTTGGACAGGATTTAATTTATGCAGCTAGAGGTGGTCCACTTTATCATTGGGATGATACAACAGGTCTGAGTACACGAGGTAAATATTTATCTGATGTGGCTGCTACTCAAACAGCAGTAGTTGTGTCTGCTACTTTTACAAGTGGTGTAACTTCTATCAGTGTGCCTTTTCCAGCGGGAATTGCAGGTGGGGCTTTTATTACAGGAACAGGTATCCCTACTGGGACTTATGTAGCTTACTCTTATAGCACAGGGTCATCAACAGTACCTCTATCTGCTGCTACTACATCAGGAAGTTCAGGGAGTTATACATTTACTTATTCTGGTGGTTATGTTCCAACGGCTACAAACGTAGTTATGTGTTCTGCTGTTCAGCAATTTGTTATAGCACATGGCGCTAATTCTTATATACCCGGAACACCAACAAGTTCTTTTGACCCTATGCTTGTAAGGTGGTCAGATCAAGCTAATGCTTATCAGTGGGTTCCTGATGTAACTAACCAAGCGGGGGAGTATAGACTTGGTCATGGTTCTTTTATTATGGCGGCACAAGTAACCCGCCAAGAAAACTTAATTTGGACTGACACCTCTCTTTATTCCATGCAGTATATTGGCGCTCCGTATGTATGGGGTATTCAGTTGCTAATGGATAACATTACTATTATTTCACCTAATGCAGCTATCACTGCTAACGGGGCTACCTACTGGATGGGACTTGATAAGTTCTATATTTATGAAGGCTCTGTTAATACTTTAAACTGCACTTTAAAACAATACGTCTTTACTGATATTAACCTTGACCAAAGCTTTCAAGTATTTGCAGGGGGTAACTTTGGGTACAATGAAGTTTGGTGGTATTACTGTTCTGAAAACTCTACTATTATAGATCGCTATGTAGTATATAACTACGTAGAAAAAATATGGTTCTCAGGTAATATGACGCGCACTGCATGGTTAGATTCTAGTTTACAGCCTGCCCCAATAGCTGCGGCTTATAGCCCACTGTCTGCATTTCAAGGCTCTATTTCAGGCACTACATTAACTGTATCTTCTATATATTATGGTACTGTTACTATTGGATCATATATTACAGGTGTGGGGATTATTACAGGTACTAAAGTCACTGGGTATATTGCAGCTTCTGGTGGGGTAGGTACTTATATTGTTAACTATACTCAAACTGTTTCTTCTACTTCGATGGAAATGGTTACTACTAGCACAGGACTTTTACTTGCTCATGAAACGGGTGTAGATAACTTATCAGGTATTGCTACGGTGCCTATTGATGCATACATTCAATCTTCAGATATTGATATAGAGGACGGTCAGCACTTTGGGTTTGTTTGGCGTATTCTTCCAGATATAAACTTTAACGGCTCAAACGTTAACAACCCTTATGTGACTATGACTGTTTGGCCTAGACGAAATTCTGGTGCTCCTTATGGTACGGCAGATGCTCCTACTATAACAAGTGATGATAACTATGCCCCTCCATACCCACCCAATTCAAGCGTATATATCGTACAGCAATATACAGGTCAGGTGTATACAAGACTAAGAGGCCGTCAGTTAAGCTTTAGAGTAGAATCTAATTCAATAGGAACTGCATGGCAGTTGGGCAGACCTCGAATTGATATAAAACCTGATGGCAGGAGATAAGTAAATACTTATGACTATTAAACTCCAACCTCCTAAAGCGCCTAACTTAATAACAGCCCCTACGGACTACAACCAGCAAAACCAACAGCAGTTTTTGAATATGCTAAGGTTGTATTTTAATCAGCTTGATAACTTTACACAAACACAAATACAAAGCACTTTAAACGGTATTGTTGTACCTAATTTTACCACTACACAAAAAAATGCCCTTGTAGCCCCAGTTGCGGGGCAAGTTATATTTGATACTACATTAGCTAAATTATGTGTATATTCTGGCACGGCATGGCAAACAGTTACTTCTATATAAAAATATGGTAAACTTAATAAAATCAATTCATAAGGTGTAGTATGAGCAACTTAGCTGAACTTGGTAACATGCCTTTTATATTGGCTATCGAAGGGATCATGCGTGAGAACTTTGACCAAGCGGTTTTAAAAGAAGGAACTGATACACAACACTATCAGATTAAAGGTGTATATGCAAGGACGATGTTTGTGCCAGCAGGGATGTTGATAACAGGAAAGATTCATAACTTTGAGAGCATAGGTATTCTTGCTCAAGGTACAATGCGTATAACAAACGGTGAAATAAGTGCAGTTGTGTCTGCTCCTTACATTGCCGTAGATAAACCTGGTATTAAACGCTTAGGTTATGCAGAAACAGACTGTACATTCATCAGTATCCACCGAACTGATGCGGAAGATATAGCCGACATTGAAGAAGAACTCGTGTCAGATACTTTTGAACAATATGAAATTAAAAGATTGGAGAAACCATTATGAGTTTTATTGACGCATTAGCTGTTATTGGTGGGGGAGCAGCAGAAGCGGGAACAGCAGAAGGTGTCGGAGCTGGTATTGGTGAATTGGGTTTTGCCGGATTAGACGGTATTGGTGAATTGGGTTTTGCCGGATTAGACGGGGGAACAGCACTGACCGCTGGGACTGGAGAAGTTGGATCTTTAGGCGGTGGGTTAGCTGGTTGGGCCCCTGCAGGGAGTGCCGGATCTGAAATAGGGGGTGCTGGTGCAGGAAGTGCTGGAGCTGGTGCTGAGTTAGGAGTTGGACAAGGCGCTTTAAACAGTGGTCTTAGTAATATAGGTGTAACCAATCCCCTTGCTCAAAATATGATTTATGGTGGTTTAAAAGGAGCAGCTATTGGAGCAGGAGTAGGAGGGTTAGGTTCTGCTATCACAGGACAAGATGTTGGTAAAGGTATGTTGGGCGGAGCGCTATCTGGTGGTATAGGCGGTGCTGGTGGAGCAGGTCTAGCGGGTTTATCTGGCACAGGTGGTGCTTTGGGCAAAATAGGAGAATTTGCAACAAATCATGATGTTTTGGTTCCTGCTGCATTAAGTACTTTATCCACGCCATTTGTTAACAAGGCATTAAGTTCAACAAGTTCTATACCAACAGATACTGGCCCTAGTTATAAAACAAATATCCATTGGGCAGGCCCTACACCTGGAACATTTAACCAAGCAAGTTTTACTCCAGACCTACCTAACCCTACCGATTACTATCCAACTTCACAAGGTTATGCTGGAGGAGGAATATTAAGTGGGTTACCGGGTGCCGATATTGCTAAATCTGTTTTTGATTCTAGCTTGGGTAAAACACTTGCACCAGGATTAGGCGGTTTGTTATTTGACGGTATTGATCCTTCCACTACTGACCTGAGTACTTTAACGCCTGAACAGATCCAACAATTAAAAACACAATTGGCAGGGTCACCTCAACCCGGTACTACACCTACTGCAACCACTGCAAAAACAGGTGGGATAATGAACTTAGCGGTAGGTGGTGATGTTCCTAAATATACACCAGCAGGTTTGCCTGCGGGATTGCCAGAAGGTTTACCAAATAAGATACAACATTTTGCTCCAAAGCATCCCCCTGCCGATACTAAATATTCACATCCTATTGAAATGGCACACGGGGGTATCGCAGACTTAGGTTCTTACAGATCGGGCGGTAGCCCTAATCTTTTACAAGGCCCTGGTGATGGTACTTCAGATTCTATCCCTGCAAGTATTGGTGGAAAACAACCTGCTCGTTTAGCGTCAGGTGAATATGTGGTTAGCTCTCGAATTGTATCTGAACTAGGTAATGGTTCTACTGATGCGGGGGCTAAACGTCTTGATGAAATGGTAAAACGTATTCAGTCTGATCGTAAAAAGACTACAGGTAAAAATAAAGAATACGCTAAAGATACTAAAGCCTATAGGCATTTACCAGCATGATAATTATTCGTCCTGTAGAATTACAATATGTACATCAAGTTTGGCCTTTAATAGAAAAATATATATTATCTGCTTTAGAAACCGAATATGAAGGTTCACCTATGTATTCAATAGCGCATGTACAAAATTATATTTCCTCTGGGGAATGGTTATTGTGTGTAGCTATTGATAAAAATAATGAAATTAAAGGTGCAGGAACAATACTATTTTATAATCAACCATTACATCGCATTGCATTTGTAACTACATGTGGTGGGAGATTAATTTGTAACAAAGATACAGTAAATCAAGTTAAAAATATAGCCAGACAAAATGGCGCAACGATAATAACGGCAGCAGGTCGACCTGCTATTGCGCGTCTTTGGAGACGTTACGGTTTTAATCAAACTAACATTTTGTTGGAGCAACTTTTATGAATCCTATTTTACGTAAAGTCTTTCTTGAACGTAATTTCTTTTCACCTTTATTTGGTGGAATGCCTTTAGTACATTTGTTTTTTGGGGGAGGCGGTTCGCCTGGTCCTACTACAACAACAGTAAATCAAAACAAACTTCCTGATTATGCTGAACCGTACTACAACACCTTAATGGGTGCAGCTACTAATCAAATATTTCAAACAGATCCTTCAACTGGAGCAGTTACTGGCATACAGCCGTACAAACCTTACAGTACTAACCCTTCTGACTATGTTGCTCCGTTTAGCCCTTTGCAACAACAATCTTTTCAAGCAGCAGGCAATCTTCAATCACCAAGTCAGTTTGGTACGGGAACAGGTTTAGCCACTGAGGCAGGCGTAGGTCAATTAGGGTCTGCTAACCAAGCTCAAGGTTATGGTACACAAGGTGCTCAATCAGGTCAATTAGGACAGGGTATCGGTGTTGCTGGTGGTTTAAATACTGCAGGTCAAGCTTTGGGTTATGGTGGTATGGGTGCAGGTTTAGGTGCTCAGTCTGTACAAGCGGGTCAAGGATTACAAAACACATATACTGATCCTAATGCAATGGCGCAGTACATGAACCCCTATATTCAAAATGCGCTAAACCCTGCTTTACAACTAAGCAACCAATCTTATGGTATGCAAGGCGCACAAGAACAAAGTGTTGCTACTAGATCAGGTGCATTTGGTGGTAGCCGTGAAGCATTAATGAATAGTCTTAATAACCAAAGTAGAGACTTAGCCAACCAACAAATGATTGGTAATGCGTATAACGAAGCCTATACTAATGCACAAACTGCTGCACAACAGGCTAACACTGCCCAACTTCAAGGATTGCAACAGGGTATATCAGGTGCTAACACTGGTCTTCAAGGCGTACAAGGTGCTCAAGCTGGGGTTAATCAAGCATTGGCTGGAACTAATCAGGGTATGCAAGGGGCTCAAGCTGGACTTCAAGGTGTTAGTGGTACTCAAGCGGGTCTTGCAGGTGCCAATCAAGCAGCAGGTACATTAGGAGACTTAGGCACAAGTCAATTGGCTGCTGATACTAGTATATTAGGTACACAAAATACAATGGGTGCTCAACAACAAGCACAACAACAGAATATTATCAACCAAGGTGTTAGCAACTATGCTACTGCACAACAGTATCCTTATCAATTGCTTAACCAGTATAATGCATTAGTACAAGGTTACGCTGCTCCAACAGCATCATCCACTACCTATCAAGCAGCGCCAAGTGCTATATCTCAAATTGGTGGATTAGGCGCTACAGCATTAGGTGCGTTAGGGTCAACTGGTGCTTTCAAAAAGAAAGGTGGTGTAATTAAAGAGAAGAAGTATG